GTGGGTGCGCCAGATATAATAGATGCTCTTGTATTTTCTGCACCTGCTGCTGCAGAATTCCATTCGAATACGGCACTATCATGAATAAGACAAATTGCTTTGTCACCAAAATTATCTAGTGACCACATACCAGGTTCTAATACCAAGTCTCCTGATGCTGCCTCACCCCATGCCACAAAGTTTGTTGTGCTGGTGACCGCATCTCCTGCACCATGTGATGCAGCGGTTGTACCTCTAACCTCTCTTGTAACACCTGTTAATTCATTTGATGTGCTTATACCCGTGTAAGATATTTCTTCTGTTCCTACCTTTATAAAATTTGTACCTGAATCTGGAAACTGTGATACATCTGCTAATATAATTCCTGTTGTAGTCGAAGAGTTTATTGCAGCGGATAAAGTCGTTGTGGGCTCACCTGCTACCTCACCACCAAAAGTTCCAAGAGACCAACCAAAACCTTTTGCCTGTACTGCTGGTCCAACAGGATAGTAATGTTGCACTCTAATACCACCTGATGTCGTTGCACCAGATCCTGATTCTGCTGATGGCATGGTGATTGTGATAGTCGTAGCGTTAGGAACGGTTGTCACCATAAATTTCTTATCGTCAAAATCTGAAGCTGCAAAATTAGAATTAGTTATAGAACTAAAATTATCTAATAAAACTATGTCCTGTGCGGATATACCATGGTCTCCACTGAAAGTTATTGTAACAGATGTTGATCCGTTAGTCGTGGTAAATGCACTTGTAAGAGTTGTCGTGGATTTTATAGGGTGTATGTCATAAAATACACCACCAGAGAATGCGTATAAAATTCTGTTTGTGCCGATAATCGCGTATTTTCTGGCCTTACTATTTACAAAATGATGAAGTCCTCTACCTGCACCAGTAAGAGCATCATCACCTAATTGTTTCCAACCACCTATCTTTTCGGGTGTGCCATATCTAAAACGAACATTATCGCAATCGATCCACTGACCTTCTGCTCCAGTAGGTGTTATTTGTTTATTTATACCAGGTTGAAATCCTATCTTCTGTAACATAGACCTCCAGATTATATTAGATTGCGTTGTATATCAACGAG